CCAGCAACTATTTCTGTGCCGAGCAATTCCTTTTCTTTATCGCTATATTCCACAATATCTTGTGCGTTATGTTGTATCATATCATGCGTCATAGAATATACTTTTGTCACACTAATCCCTTTCTTATATTTTTTAATATATTTTTTACTATTCCCTGTACAATCTCTGATATAAGCATTGACATATCCTATCATAGCGCAATTAGTAAGTCCAGTCATTTAATTAAAAGTTTATTTGATGGATTTTATTGCGGAGATAAGCTGCGTTATTTGATCGTGGGATTAATGGTCCGATTAGTGGTGCGATTGATTGGCATAAGATAAAGGCTTTATCTTAGCGTATGTTTAAGGACAGCACAAAGCCTATGTTAAAAGTTATAAAAAAAACTTTATTGCGGGAACGGGTATGAAGTGAATAAAACAAAAACTTGAGTATATGTTCGGTTCACACTCTCGCAATATGTTAAAAGCTTCAACATATGAACCACCCGCTTTATTTTGCTTTTTTCTATGAAATTGAGTATATATTTTTACAAGGTATGATCTTTTAATACTCTTTTCAATTTCCTAGTGCAATTTAGGATTTAGTAACAAACTTTGCATTCTTTTCCAAGAATGACATCATAGTACCTTCATATCTCATACGACCTAAATGACCCATTCTAATAGCAGGGTCTACCCATACTTTTCCATCAATGTCTTGCCAATATCTGCAGAAACCATAATCTTCAGATAGGAATCTATTTAGATGTGGATCAATGTAAGAATTAAAAAATGCGTAAGTCCAATTTCTTTCTTCATCATTTAATGAACCAGTGTCATCATTATATTTTAGATGTGGATATGCTTCAATTAATTTAGTAAATACTTCTCTCTTGATAAGCATAAAACCAGTACCAGCATCAAAGATTTCTACTGCACCATTGCTAACGCTCAATGATTGATTCTCTTTATCCTTAACTGCATTTACAACAAACCTTAAGCTATTGCTTAATAGCTGATCATGAGGAATACCGTTCTTTACATTCTCCTCAACACTTTGCCAATTAACACTCTTAATCGGATAAGCACCCGTCATAATTTCTTTATCGTGCCAAAGCATTTTGATAATATCTTCAGGCTCCCAGGAAATATCAGCATCAATACACATAAGATGTGTAAGTTGTTCTTGTGCCATAAACTTTGCAGTCATGCTATTTCTAGCTCTATTAATTAACGAATCTGTAATAGTAGCAACAGCAAACTTGATATTATGATCTCTAAAATACATCAATGTCTTAATAAGAGACATCATTGTTGGTTCGCTTATTTGTTGGTCATAACATGGAATGGCAAAAAGTACATTCCAGCTTTGTAGTTGCTTATTATCAATTTCTATTGTTTGTGTTTCAAAAAGTCCCATGCTAATAGTATACATAAAAAAAAGGGCTGAGATTGCTCCCAGCCCTCTTTTTTAATTATTTTTTATTACTTAGTTTTTACAGCAGACCTGACATTCTTAATGTCTTTTGCCTTTACCGTATTCGGGATTTTGGCGTTCTCAATTTCTGGCGATACTGGCACTCTAAAGTAAAGAGTTGAATTTGTCTTATCAAAATGAATTTCTACATTAAGACCCAGCTTCTTTGCCTGCGCACGAATTCTCTGTTGCATTGAGTTATACTTCTTACCAGCTTCAATATTTGTAATTGAAAAAGGTGAGCCAGTTTTTCCTGACATTACAAGAGTATCAATAATCATTTGCAACTCTGCCGATGTACGACCAGTGCGTGAAATTACTGGGAACTTATCCGCTTGCTTGATTTCCATTTTATTCTCCAATGTTTGGTTTTGTTAAGTAGCCTTTTGGCTTGATAAGTAATGTAGCACCTCTTTATTGGGTCGGTGCGTATTTTCCAGTTTTTTTTTAGAAATTCTTTCTCACCAAGCGGTTAAGGCTTTTTTCAGCTGAGCAGTCAATACTGCGTTCTGCACAATCAGTTCAGATATTTTATCTGACAGAACTTTAACAACATCGTTAATATCAATTTCATTGACATTATCTACAGACTTTCCATCCATGTTCCCACCTCCTCTACTTGTACATTAGATTGTAAATACCCAGGCACGAAGCCTCCTGTGTTGGAATCATATCTTCTTACAGTACCAAATTCCTCTAAATCATCATATTTTTCTACATCCATGTCTAACCCTAGAATCTCTATTTCTACTTCAGTTTCCATTGCCATGTTCTCTATTGAATTAAAAACAGAACCAGCTACAGCGTCAGCTAAGTCTTTTGAACCAGCATTAGGGTGATCAATTTTATTATTAGAAAACAATCTTAACTTTAACAATTCCTCTTCAACAAGGATGTGATTCCAGTATCCTCTTAATCTCGTATCATAAATTGAAGTCATTAATGTATCATAATCAGTTTTCTTAACTGAGTGAAAGTCTGCATTAATACCTTGCGATCTTAAGCTTTGAATCATTTCAATTGATTGCCATCTGTCAAATGTAACTTTAGCAACATCAAATCTTTTACATAGGTCTACAATTAGCTGCCTCACTGAAGCAAAGTTAATTTCTTCTCCAGGGGCTGCCTTCCAGGAATGAACAAGATCAATATTAATAATTGGAAGTTTCTCAACACCCATAGATGTAACTACTTCTTTAAAACCAGCACAATGAGACATACACAATGCTGTTCTGTCTCTCTTATGTCCGAGGTCTATATGGATATACCTTCTATGACCATCTGTATTATTAAACCATCTATGAAATTTTCCATCTTCATCTAATGGGTCATCACCGTACATGAAGGCTCTTCTAACTTTTTCTTCATCTCTAAAATATGCGTCTTCCATTGTTGGAGGTTCACATTCAAAACGAGATGCAGCTTCAATTGGATTTCTAATATATTCTGATTCCAATTGTTCTCTTTTAATTGTAGGATTAACTTCCCATGTTGCAGCTTTAATAGACCATGTTTTCGGTTCATTCTTTTCTCTAGAATTAAAATATCTTTGCTGGATAAAGTCACCTTTGTAACGAGGGAACGACAAAAGAATAACTTTACCTATCTCTGGGAAGCGAGACATTACAGATAATTTACTCATGTTATAAATTGCAGAGGCTGAACCTTTTGATCTAATTTCACCTTTTAGTTCACTATCTGTTTTAAATGCTGAAATTTCGTCTAGAATAACTGTTAATACTTCATAACCTTCCCAACCTTCTGATTCAGAGTGTCCAGAAAATAATCTAACTGGGCGAGAAAAGAAAAATATTTCTGATACTCTAGGTTCAAATCCAACATTATTAAAGAAAGGAGATGAGAGCAATAGGTTTTTTAATGGTTCAAAGAATACTCTTTGAGCCTGTTGTGCGTTCACAGCCAGGTTTAAAAGGTCTATGTAAACACCATGAGCTTTACCATAGTAGCCCAATGGGTCTCTCAAACAATGCAGCAAATAAACTGTATAAGCCATAGAAATTCTTGCACAATGGTCTTTACCTGATCCTTTACCAAGCATGCAAATCACTTCATTGTCTGTATACTTCTTATAATATTCCAACCCAGCTTCTTCTCCATAAAGTTTTTGTAAAGTAGGTAATTTGAAAATTTGTGTGCTATGCTTTACGATCTCAAGCTGAATTTCAGATAGAGGGGGTAAACCTAAATAATGTTTATCTTGAACGAAAGTTTCAATAGAGACAGGTTGTTCCATAAGTTCATCTTGTCTTAATAAACGATCAAAGTCGTTAAATTCAAGGTTGACACCGAGGAAGTCAGACATTTTTCAAACCCCCTATAAATGGCAAAATATAGGTTCTCAAATTATGAGCAAAATAGCCCCTAAATGGCAAAAATAGCGTTCTCAAATTATGAGCCTTCTTCTTTTAGATTAACAGGCTTGCCTGTCATTATTTCAAATGCAATCTCTAATTCTTTTCTTACTTCCTCAGCGATAGCAGGATGCTTTGAAATAACATCTCTAAGAATCTTAGACAAAATTTGATTAACATTCTCTGCCTTCTGCATTCTTGCAATGTACTCACCGTCAGTTTGATTACCACCCATCAACTTGTGCAGCTGGGCTTTTTTAGTAGCAAGCTCTCCAGCAAGCTTAATTGCTTGAATTCTGGCGGCAACCATACCGTTGTCGGTAGCAATATTAATCGTTTCCCAAGCTTCCTTGCTTAACTCATCAAACTCAGTAAGAGCTTTGATTGTATTGAACTGAACTTTTTCAAGGAAAAATGGGTCTTCTTCAATTGTTTGATTTAAAATTAGTTTATATTCTTCAATATATTCTTTTATTTCATTCACAGGGATGGACATGAGGGTGGAAATTTCTCTCATTGAATAACCTTTTACATGCAAAATACCAACTTGTTCAACATCTTTAATTTTATCAATCAAGCTTTTTGTTTTTACTATTTCAATATCTGACATAATCTATCTTCGTAGTCCTTTGATACTAATTCCCAAGTCATATTACGATTGATATACTCAGCGGATTGGTATGTCTTCTTAGAAACTTTGTCATAATTATTTATGACATATAACATTTTATCACACAAATCATCAAATTTTGGCATTGCCCACATTCCAGCATTTTCATACACTCCACTCATGTTGTAATTAGACCATTCAAAGTCCAATGGCACTGACATATGAGCATACTCAGTGCAGGCAGTAGCATTAGTACATATTGTTGGTATACCCTTAGCTATCCCTTGGAAAGGAATCAAACCCCACCCTTCACCGCTGGTTGGGTATAAGACACAATCAGATAGATTATAAATCTCAGATAGCTCTTCTTCTGAAACTAAGTGATCAATAATTTTTATTTGAGGATGGTCAATTTTTGACCAATAACCATTCTTATTCATCCTAGCGTCTGGTGGTCCATTTGATTTGTAAATCATTTGATAATCTGGATTGCCATCAAATAGCTTTAAAAAGGCATCAACAGACATCTGAGAGTTCTTTCTGGTAGAGGGGGAGCCGATGCATAGAAAGGTAAACCTATCTTCCACCACCCTCTCTACAGGAAAATAAAGTTTAGGATTGACTCCCAAATTGAAATTATAAACTGGAACTTTAACTCCAGAATCAGTGAATATGTCAACCATTGACTGGGATGTAGTCCAGATCTCATCCATTTTATTCATAGAATCAACCCAATCTTGCTTCAACCTGTTAGTCTCCCAATAAGTAAACCCGATTGAATAGTTGTTGCCTTTAATATACGCTTCAGGAACACAATTGTTTACAATAATATCGGATTCCTGAACCGCCTTGTCCAGTAGGAAATAACCAATTCCAGGGGGAGAATCTTCCAATTCCTTTGGTAGTTTAGTTTCGGGGGAATATATGTCTAAGCCTTGTTTAGATAAATTTTCAAAAATCTTATTAAAGGCATCACCATACCCTTCGCCATTTCTGGCGCATCCATTTGCTGTCCAAGTGATCATTCTTCTACTTGAAACGCAATCTTTTTCCCAGCAGAGTCCGCAGCCTCTCTTAACTTAGGCAAAGGCAAGCCGTGAACTTTTGTATATTCAACTCGGTAATTAAACCAGCCTTCAACAGCTTTCCACATTCTGTCATCTGTTTTTTCCGCTAAATCTTCCAACTCTTCTGGAGAAAGTAAGAAACTGAGTACACCAAGCGGCATGTAAACTACAACATCGTAGTTTGAATCTTTATCTTTTGAATACTTCTTCAATAGACTTTGAAATTGTTGCACCATGTCTTGAACTGGTGTTCCAGAAAAATGCTCTACATTGCCGTAAACATTTCTTTCTCTAGGGCAAACATCATCAACACCGACAAAAGCCCCATAGCTTCTGCACACCAGAGGTCTAAACCCATAGATAGTGCAACCGTTTTTATAGAAAGAACATTTCCTTTCAGTTTCACCACCGAATTGCCATGTTTCATCATACATTGCCTCCTTTAAAGAACTAACTACTGAATTAAACCATTCATCGGCATACTCTTTACCTTTGTTTTCTAAATGCAAATAAAATTGCTGCGTGATATTAAAAGCAATATTTGCACACTCAGCCATATGGATTGTTAAACCAATTGTGCAGCAATTCCCAGATCCCAGACATTTGTATTTTGTTTTGTTCTGGCTCGCCTCAATCATTCTGGCTTGGTTGTAAACCATATCAAGTTCTGCAAAAACTCCTAAATCTGCTGCTGATACTCTTCTCTGCATTATCTACCCATACCTTTCTTTCTATTTTGCATTGCTTTTCTTCTATCCCGCTTCATCTGCTCAGCCTTCTGTTGCATTGGTGATTTTGGCTTTTTAGATGTAGCGGATAGATTTCTGCCTTTTCCTCTGTACTTTAAAAGATCATACTTACTGCACCAGTTGTAAAGACCCTGCGGAGAAATTTCAACATTGTAAGTTTGCTTCAGCAGCTTTACAATGTCCGTCAAATTCATTCGCTTCTTTACATAGTGTTCATAAAGCCAAGTTTTATCTTTATAAGGTTCAAGAGCCATTAGATACCACCATTAAATAATACCAAAGACCAATGCCGACTGCATCAACAATGTCATCATCTTTTAGATTTTCTTCTTCCATTTGGAAGTAATCAATGACAATATCTCTAACACGGTCTTTTCTTTCCTTCTTTTTCTTAGCTTCCGTATCAAAAACTATCTTATCTGTTTTAGATATATTTTTATATCCGATCCCTCGTTTCCAAAGAATAGGGTTGATATCCATAACTTTAAAACAATAATTCTGAACAATGCCCCAGGTGTAGCCAATTATATAAGAAATAACCCTGCTTGTTTGAAAGTTTTGAATATAAACAGATTGCTCAATAATAGCCATGCTAGGACTATGTTTTTTACAAATTTCTTTAATACCAATATTTATTTCATTAAACTTTATTGATATGTCATTTGTTTTTGTAAATTTTATTTTACCGCAATCAACCAATTTTAAACCATTGTTAAAATCAATTACAGCCCACCCTAGTGAGTGAGATGATGGATCTATTGATAAAA